GTGGACCATCGTGTAGCGCTGGAACGAGCCCACGAAGAACGTGCCGCGGCCAACTGCGGTGGTCGTCGCGACCGGCAATCCCCACAGCATCCCGCCGCCGTACAGGCCGAACTGCTGCCCTTCGCTTTGGCCGGGGTCGCCCTTGAGGCCAGCCGGTCCACCGAGAAGGTACATGCCTTTGTTGGTGCCGCCCTCTTCGGTCTTGATCAACTGCATTTTGCGCCAATCGCGCGGGTGAAGAATAATGCCGTCCGCAACCTGGAGGGCGTCCTCAATCTGCGAGATCGCGTGATTGATCTGGTCCATGTACGTGTCACCCGTCACGTTGCGCGCGGTGTCATAGGCACCCGCCGCGGACGCCAGACCGGTCAAGTGCTGGTTCGTGCCGTCGCCAGCCACCAGCTCGAAGTCCTCGACATCCTTGAGGCCCTCGATCAGGCGGATGTCGATGTAGCCCTGGAGCTGGGCGAAATCGTCCAGGATTTGGCGTGCGGCCGGGATCCAGTGGGCGATAGTGCGAACTGCGTTCGAAGCGATGCTGAACGTCAGAGCCGATTCGCCCTTGCTGATCGTCTCCGAAACCGGAGATGCGGTGTTCGTGAACGCGTTTTCCTTCACGTACTCGATCGCGTTGTTCTCGGTCTGGTTGCGGGGCATCAGGTCCCGCACGCGGACCTTGCGAACACCGGGCTTGACGATGCCAGGCATCCGCTCCGGAACGAGAATTCCGGGAGTGCTCGATCCGACGGCCGCCGAGGTGATCGTGGTCTTGAAGTCCTCGGGGAAGAAGCTGCCGTTGTCGACCTTGACCGACATCCCGCCCTTGTGCCACGAGCGCGCCTTGAAGCTCTTGAACTCGGCGTGCTCCACAAACTGCTGGCCGAGAGACTTCACCGGTGCTCCGCCGCCGGGCGACCGCGTGACCTCCTGCTGAATGAGGCCGAGGCGCTTTTCGAAGCGCTCCATTTCGAGCTTCAGGTCGGCGATCGGAGCGCCGGCCGCCTTGGCCTCTTCGTACTTCCGGTCGTACTCCTTCTTCAGGAGTTCGATTGCGTTGAGAGCGTCCGACTTCATGCTGTCAACGTAAGTTTTGATTTCGGTTTCCATGGATAGTTTTCTCCCTGCACCCGCAAGGGGCGCTGATTGTGAGGTTGGGTTGTAGGCTTGTGCTTTTTAGGCGGAGGCCCCGATGAGCTCCCGTACCGCGTCGGTAAGGGACTTGTCGGCGGCTTTGGGGCTCGTAGTGGTGGCGGCTCCGGCTCCCGTGGGAGTGGTGGCGGCTCCGGCTCCTTCGTCCAAAAGTGCCTTTACTTTCTCTGAGATCGAAAACTCGGCGGCCTTGTCGGCCACATCAATGCCGTACTTCTTGGCCGCGGCGTGAATCTTGGCTAGGACCGCTTCGCGCTCGCCATCAGGAATCCCCTCGGTCTGCGAGAAGCGCGCAAGCGCATTCCGGATGTGCGATTTGGTCTTCTCGTCGTCTCCTGGGAACTTGATGGGCAGCTTCCAGGTCTCGGTCTTGTCCGGATCGCCCACGTAGGCGAAGCAGTCGGCCGTGAGTTCGACGCCGTCCACGGTTTTCTTCTTGGCGTCCGCTTTCATCGACTTGTCGGTAGATCCGTAACCGCCGCTGTCGAGCACCCCCGAAAGGACATCGTGCGCGCTTTTCATGTGCTCAAGCGCGGTGCTGAGCTTGCCCATATTGTCTGAGCTGATAACGCGTCCCTCTTTGGTTTCAAGCTTCCGCTTAGCGCTCCAGGTTTCCAGGTCGCCATAATACTCGGTCAGCATGTCGAGATAGGCCGGCAGGTACTCCATGTACGCGGCGGAGAACTGCTCGATGACCGTCTGGCTGAGCGAGATCACCTCATCGCGGCTCAGCCCTGAGTAGAGCGCCGAAGAGAGCGCGTTCTGAAGCGCGCACTGCATCTGCCATCCAGCTTGGCTGAGTTGAACCTCAGCGAGCTCCTCGTTGAAATCGTCCTTCTGTTCCTTCCGGGCCTTGACGTTTGTGATGAGCGCCATTTCGTTCATGGGAAAGGTGACGATCGATCCCTCGTAGAGCTTGATCTCCTTTAGTTGGCGGACGCCCTTCTCGATGGAGTCCTTAACCGAAGTGAACCCGATCGACAGACCTTTGACGATGCCTGCCTTGATCAGTAGGTAGGCGTTTTTTGCATTATCCAAATCCATGAGCAGTTGGCCCTTGGCCCAAAGGCCGTCAGCGCGATCCTCAAGCGAGAGTTGGCCGATCGGCTGCTTGGGGTCGTGCTGCCAGAGCAGCGGTCGAGTATCACCCTGCTCCTTTAGCGTCTTGTCGTAGGCGCCCTTGACCACAACATCGTTGCCGCCGTCCACGTTTCCGTAGGGAGACAGGATCCCCTCAAACGAACCCTCGGCCGTGATTTCCTTGATCTCCAGCCGCATTGTCTGTTTGGTTTTCATGTTGACTCCCTAATTGGATTTGGGCGCTTGCTGCTGTGGGTTTTTGGATGGCGGACTCCCGAGGCTTGTCAGCGCGTTCGCCGCCGCGATTAGCTCCTGGCTGTTCATTGGAATGAAGTGCTCATCCCCTCCGTCAATCGGATTCAAATTCATGAACGCACGCACTTCGTTGATCGAGTAGACTCCGCAGGCGATCATCTTCGAGAAGCCAGTTGTCTGCATGTCGAAGTCGCCACGGAGGAAGCCTTCAAGCGAGTGCTCCGCGAACAGCCGCGGCTCATCACCAAGGCAGCATCGCTTAATCGACTGCTCCCACCGAACCAGCCACGGCCGGAGCGTCTCGTTGTAATACTGCGTATTCTGATCGCTGATGTTCCCCCATGTCGCACGGCCCATCTCGGCCAACTTGTGGGGTGGCATCCGGAACAGCCGGCAGACTTCGAGAAGCTGGAACGCCCGCGCCTCGGTCATCTGCGCCTTATCGTTGTCGGGATGGAGCTGCGTTGCCTTCATGCCCTCCTGCAGAACCCGTGGGGCGTGCCACTCGGACTGCTCGGCCCACGCCTTCTTGATCCCCTTAACGCCTTCCGGCCCTAAAACCTTTCCGGGATGTTCGAGAACTAGATTCGGCGTCTGATCCTGAGAGAAGAACTTCGCGGCGTACTCCTCGAGCGTCAACGAAAGGCCGATGGTCTGTCGGGCGTGCTGTAAAACATCGAGCCCCTCGGTTCCGGTCATGCCAAAGCCGTTCAACTCAAACACGTCCTCAGGTTTCAGAGTCACCTGGGGCATGTTCTGTCGCCGCCAGATGAAGTACGGGCGCCCGCGGAGATCCTTGTCCTTAGTGACCTCATTCGGCATCATCAGCCATAGGGCTGTGACCTTGCCGCCAGAGCGTTCTATCTTGGCGCGTCCGCCGGCCCCGAGTAGCGCGTGGGCCGTAATAGCCTCTCGAAACGCCATCGCGTGCATGTCCGGGTTCGGAGCGTCATGCAGAACGGAATAAAGTGGCTCATTGTCGGCTACGGAACGGTTGTTACCTGTTCCACGCTTGTAGAGGAACAGCGGGAGCGACCCAACATCCTCAGAAATGATCTTGACGCACGCAAAAACCGCGGACGATGAGAGCGCCTTTTGATTTGTGAGATATCCGAGCCCGTTGACGTAATTCCCGTAGGCCGCCTGATAGATGCCGTAGTAGCCGTTCCGGAGATACTCGCTGCCGGGGTCCAATAGACTGAAGCCCCCGGTGACGAACTTGTGAGCCAGCCACTCTTTCGCCTTCTTGAGGACGCTCACATCACCGCCGTCGCCGGGTTTTCGTAAACGCTGCGCTCTTCCGTGTTCTTTAATGCCGAGTGCATCGCATCGGCGATCGCGGCGAGGCCGTCAATTCGAGCGGTGCCCTTCTCGCGGTCCGGCTTAGAAAACATGATGTTGTCGCGGCCATCGGTAATCGTGCAGGCGCATCCGGCATGCCATCTTAAAACCGGGTGACCTCCATGATGAAGTCCGCTGCGGGAAACGAGCGCCAAAATCTTCTTCGTGGGCTCGTTTAGATCTCCGAACCCTTGGCGCACCTTAACGCAAGGGAATCCATCCTCGTTCATCGGCGTAGAAATTTGGCTTGAATTCCATGGATCCCAGCAGATCGCCTTCAAATCGAACATCTTAGAAGCCCATTCCAGGCGCGCTTTGATATCCCGGTAGTCAACCTCATCTCCCGGAGCGAGTTCGAGAAATCCCTCGCGAGCCCACCGGCTCAGCGGTACTCCGAGCGTGAGTTCCAGTTTTCGCAACTTTGCGTCCGGCAGCCAAAAGAACGGAAGCACTTCGAATTCATCCTTGCCATCGATTGGGAAAAGCAGTCCAACTGAACTCGTGTCCGTTGTCATCGAAAGATCAACGCCTGCGAAACACGGGCGATCAACAAAGCGCTTCAGGACGTCGTGATGCAGCGGTCTAACCACCCGCTCCATCCCATCACGCATCCGGAAAACGCTCTCAGGGGTCGCCTCAAGCAATCCACGTGCCGCCCAACCGCCAGAACTCGCGTCCCACTGAACCATATCGATAGCGCGGTCCTCTTTTTGGTCCCAAACATTGAGGAAATAGCGTTTGAAGCTCGTCAGATCTCCTTCTGCTGCGGCGCTTTCGTATTCCTTCCGGATTTTTTCCTTGTCGAGGAAGCCACCGTTCTCGATAAGACTCGGATTCGCTTTAATCCAGGTGGCCGGCAAGGAAGGATCATCGGTCTTGTCGGCGCCATAGAGTTTTCCATAAAAACGTGCGTCACTAACGACGCCCTCCTGAATTCGCCGTGTTTTCTCATGCAGTTTCCACGCGAGCGGACTGTCTTCCTGGACGCCGGCGGTGGTGATGGCGATCGTGAGTGTTTGCTTTCGGGTGATCCCGCCCTTGCTCAGTACGTCCCAGTTCTCCAGTTGCTTGCGTGTTTTCCAGCGGTGAACCTCATCGGCTACGGTACATGCCGGATTGACGCCGTCTCCAAAATCACCGTCTGCGGCGATCGCGGCATAGAAGGTGTCGACATCGGCGCGCGCTATGATCCGATTCGTCCCGCGTAACAAACGAAGATGCTTAGAGAGGAGCGGGGACTGCTCTACCATCTTGCACGCCGCCCGGTAAACATTTAGCGCCTGACGGGTGGCCGCTGCGGCACCGTACACTTGGAAGCCTTTCTGCTTTGTGAGGATCGCGAGGATCATCACGAGAAGGAGAACGCCCGCGACCCACTCCGTCTTCCCTGATTTCTTTGGCACTTCGAGGTAGACTGTCTCGATTACGCGGTTTCCGTCGTCGTCCAGTTGGCCGAAGATCGCGCGGAGTGCTTCCTCTTCCCACGGCGTGAGGAGAAAAGGCTTCCCGTACCACTCATCGGCTGTATGCTTGAGGATCTTTTCGAAAAAATTACACGCAGCGTTCGCATGGCTTTCAGAGAACGGCACACTCAGTGGACCGCCGGCCGCTCGGCGCGTGGCTGGGCAAGCAACGCGGCCAGATCTTCCGCGTCGTCGTCCGTCTTCTCGATCTTGAGGCGGGTAAGGCTCGAGGGCGATAATCCGAACTCAGAACAGAAGGCTCGCACAAGCTTCCAGGCCTTATCGCTAATCGAGGCCGCGGGATTCGCCTTCATCCCAAGCAGAATGCGCTCTCCGCTCTCTTCGTCGATTGTGGATAGCTCGATCGTGATTCCGTCTCGGTCCACGGCCTGGTCAGCCTTGACCGCCCGCGCGTAGTTTACACAAACGCCTTCAAGCATGAGCGCGTCCGGCTGGTGATCCTGGTTCATGATTTCGATCTGAGTAGCCAGGAACTCCCACGTCTTACGTGCCAGGGGTGAAAGGTGGTCCGGACACGGCGGATACCCGCGCTGGGCGCTAGGAAGCTCGGCCAGCGCCTCCTTGAGCTTGTTCTTGCCGCGCTTGCGGGGATCCCCTTCGGCGATCTGTTGACCTATTGGCCTTGGCTTGCGGCCCCTCATGATGCTAGGATCTCCTCGATTGCGCTCCGGCGATCTTCTATTGAAGTGGAAATCACGCGCCGTCTTGGCTTCCCGGATTTGACCGTAACTTTGGGTTGTTCGAAGACAGGTGACAGTAAGCGATAAGTTGAGCGCTTTCCACTACCGGCCGCCTGTATTTCCAAATGACCATGCATCTCCAGTGTTTTCAGGGCTAAAGATATGGCGGGCTGACTGAGCCGAAGACTATCAGCGATGAGCCTCTGGCCGATTTGTGTAGTGTCGCGGCCACGTTTGACGTTGCTCGCCAGAACGCAGTAGACGACCAATTGCGTCCGCGTAAGTCGGTGATCCAAAAAGACTGCGGCCGGTACCCGGGCGAACCATTTCGCCGAGGAAGGCCTGGAAAGCGATAAGTTCAAGGCTTATCACTCCGATAAGTCCTGGACTTATCACGTACAGAGATATACAGAAGCGTCACGCCTGACGCTCCATCTGTTCCCGAATAAATCGTAGATCCCGAGCGAAGCGCTCTAAGCGTCTCTTCTCGCGATGAGCATCTGCCACGCACAGCGGGCAACGCCTCCCGGCGAAAACGCGCTTGTGGCGCGCACAAATCGGTTTGGGCTTCTCCCCTTTGCGAATCAGGAACATGACTTCATGCAATTTCGCGGATTCTAAAATTAGAC